ACACCACTATCTACTAATAGGTTCCAGTCGCGATCTGAACTCATTAGCCAGATTTGGGCGAGTTCGAGGTGTTTTCGTTTACTGACGATGTACGCTGCGATATCATCTGCCTCCACCCCTTGGAAACGCACCACCGGATAAACTCCCTCAGATTTGTATCGTTCAAGAATGAGCTGAACTTCTGCGAAAAATGCCTCAAATTCCGCTTTTTCGCTCTCTGTTTGATTTTCATATTTGTCTTTACGGTTCTGTTTGTATTGTGGGTATAGGGTTTTACGATATAGGCTAGAGCCCATATCGCCTGCAATTACTAGCTTGTCACACTTATAGCTACGCCGTAAGGAGTCTACTGTACGCATATAGTCGTCACAGAAGTCTACAGCCCTAGAGTGCTTGTAGCGGAAGGCTAGGTTAAGTGAGTCCACAATCATAAGACTGCGTGACTCGGCGGTATTCATTTGTTTAAAAGTTTTGGTCATAGCGTTATTATACTATTAAAAAGCTGCAAAGTCAAGCTATAAATTTTGGTCGTTCATGCTTGACAAAGTCCTCAAGTATAGCAACATTAAAATAATGGTCGTTGGCGCACACGGAAATAAATCGGTCAAACTCTGTGGGCAGGTCACTAAAAGCACAAAATATCTTTGAACGGTCATGCTTGAAGATTAGTAAGGGGATTTTATTAACCTGCTTACCCTGTCGTAGTGCTTGTGACCACCAAGTTACCAATTGAGGTTCTTTGGCTGTTAAAACCGAACTTGTAAGGTGGTCTTCAGCATAGTGCTTGACTTCCACACAATACAAGTTCTTTTCGTTAGGTACGTATAAGTCGCCCTTTAACCCATGCTTAGGGTCGAGTGCACCTGAACTAGGTACTCTCTCCCAATTAAGTTCTGTTAGTTCTCGTAGCTTATCTCTAACCTGAGTCTCTGCCCGGGCTCCTTTAGCTCGTGGGTCTACCATTATTCAATTCTCGATATATTATTTTCCTTGACAACACTAAGTTTCTCTAGGAGTGGGTGGGTGAATCCATGAGAGATAAGGAATGTATTAAGGTTTTCTTCTTCTAAAAGAATCTCAATTAACTTCTCCTTACCTTCAGCATCTAGATTTTCTACTGTTTCGTCTAAAATCAATAGATTGGTTCTGCTATTGCTAAGACTTTGCATTAACTTACGAATAGCTAACAAGGTGGCGACATTAACCCTGGCACGCTCACCGCTAGATAGGGCTACAATATCTACATCACGGCCATTATCTGTGATAACTACATTAAGTTTGTCACTACTAGCAATCTTAAAGCTAAGCTGAAATCTACCAGAGGATAATAGAGTTAGGTACTCATTAGTAATCTCCTCTAAGTCTTTTACTAAACATTCAATCTTATAGGCTACTAGGCCAGTAGTACTGAAACTTTTTACTAAAATCTGTAGATTAGACAGTTCCGATATTCGGATTGCCAGCTCTTCACCTAAGGCAGTAAACTCAGCCTCCATGGATGCCATTTGCTCAAGTATAACCTTAACTTTAGAGTTATGCTCCGAGGCAATTTTATTAGCTTTTTTAGTCTTTTCTATGCTAACCAATATACCATCTGACATAGATTGTAGGGAGCTAATATCACTGGTTAACTGCGCTCTGTCAAGCAGTTCACTGGTCATTGTTTTATCAATAAGTGCGTGGTATTTCTCCCACTCCTGAGTATTTTTCTCGTGAGCAGCATACTTAGATATTGAGGTTTCTAAACTTTTGATTTTTATAGTTAGATTAGAAGCTAATTCTTCTAAACTTTCACGCTTAGCCTCAAAATCTAGTACCATGTTAAACATAGTACTATTATCCATGTCTTGCAAGCAAGTAACGCATTTAATAACCGGGCCACGATGCTTAGTACTTAAGTGTGCGCCATCTTTTAGTTCTTTGTTAGCTTGAGCTAACTGCATCTTCATTGGAAGTAGTTGACTGCTATCAGGAGTATATCCGGGAGAGTCTAGAACAATGTTACTAAATATCTGCTTATAGGCGTTATTTTGACTAATCTTTTTATTAGTGGACTCAATATTACGTAGCTCATCTGTTAGTAACGTAGTTCGCTCAATAATACTAGTAGGATACTCTAGTTCTTCTTGGAGGGGTTTCTCAACTAAAGATTCCTTACGGTACTTTTCCAGCCAGCCGCTTACTGTGTGCATTTTAGCTTGAACACTATCAACCTGCTTGTCCATATCACTGGCAAGCTTTTTAAATACTTCTGAAGCTTGTGTATACTTGCTGAGATTTAAGAGTTCAATAAGGAACTTTTTTCGGGCTGTGTCTGTAGCTGTTAAAAACTCTAGGCTACTAACACTACTCTGATAAACTATTTGCGAAAAGGTTTTGTGATCAAAGCCCAAGATATGCTCAATAGTTTTATAAGTGCCGGTACTGGTATGACTACTAATATCCTGATTATCTCTAGTAAGAGTGACAGTACCTGTATTACCGTTTCTAACAGTACGAATAGTATATTGCGAGCCATCCTTATCAAAATCTAATTCTATGGTATAATTTTTATCCTTGCTATATCGGTTAAGGATATCGGCCTTTTTAATCTTTTTAGAGTTCTGATTAAATAAAACTTCCTCAATTACTAGTGCAATAGAACTCTTACCGTGACCATTCTTACCAACTAATTGAGTTAATGGGGCGTTGTCTAATTTTAAGCAATTATTCTTTCCATAACTAAATGCACTGTCCCAGCGCAATTCTTTGAATTTAATCATTTAGTTTATCCTGATTATTGTTGAATACGTGCAGCACTTCTTCTACAGTTTCTGGACTTAATTGAAGAATATAGATTAAATACTCTTCAAGTTCTTCCTGCATAGTCATAGTAGGGTCTAGTATTAGTGCAGTATCTGTCTCTCGTTTAGACACCTTTTTATCAATAAGATCGCTATCTTGCATATTAGCAAGCTCTGCCATATCACCCTCAACCTCATAGATTGTATGGTCGTACTCAGTAGCTAACATAAGTTCTCCAGCCTGAATAGTCTTACGAATTAGCTGTGGGAGTTTGAGTTTGATGAACTCATGGCCCATCGTATTAGTATCAAACAGGATAACGCCTGTATCGACAATGTTACGATGGAAACTGGTAGTGACAGGGCTTCCAGGATAAAGTATATTACGCTGGCTATTAGCATAAGAATGCAAATCGCCTGCGATGACGGTATGCCATTTATCAAAGATACTAAGGTCGACTTCAGGTTTAACATGGGGTGGAATCTCTCCACGAACGTGGGTAAATAAAACAGGGGCTGGTGTGGGACGTAAATATGTACCCTCATCTTTCTCATACTGTTTTAGCTTATTATAAGGAATAACGTCAAATACGGGTACACCCTCGTAATGGGTATAGTAATCATCAATTACATTTACTAGGGGGTTTAATCTACTAGTAACCCGTTTTAGGTGTGTAAAAAATGTTGTATCTTTCTTTACAGACTCATGATTACCTGGATATATTAGTGTAGGTAATGAGCAATTACCTACTATATCGTAATATATTTCTAGTTCTTCCATATTAGGAAGTTTATCAAATATATCTCCACCAATAACAAGCATATCTGCCTGTACAGAGTGTTGCATAAGCTGTTCAATAAACAGCTTGTATCGGTTCTTAGACCAATCTACTGGAACATTCTTCTGTCCCAGCTTAATGTGAATGTCTGCTGTGAAAAGTATTTTCATAGTGCAAAAAGCCGCTAGTAGCAAAACCACTAGCGGCTATTTTTATTATCCTAGTTCGTTAACGGCTTCGCCATCAGTACCTGGAGCTGCTTCTTCCTCAACACCCTTAACTAGGCGTTCTAGGGTAGCTTTAACTTCATCAGGGGTTTGACGGATAAACTTCTCATCAATTGGGATTGCTTCTGCTACTGCTGCACGCTCATCAGCAGTAAGGGCACGCTTTTTCAATTTCAGTTGACTCAGAGTATATTCAACGTTGAATGGCAGTGGGCCAGTCTTAGCACGCTTGAATACAATGTCAAAACCTTCGTCTTCGCTGGTAGGGTCAAGGCCCAAGTCGCCAGCTGCTGAAACGATCTGTTCAAACAGTTTCTTTTTCAGATTTAGTACAACCACTTTACCATCGTGTAGGCAGTTTACTGAATAGCTCCATGAGCACTTCTTATCAGCAAAGTATGAAGGAACGTGGTCAATTTCTTTGTTGTTGAACTTCTCAAGTTCACGGTCAAATGCCAAGCACTCAACTGGAATATCTTTGTTGTTTGTACCCTTTAGCCAGTAAACATAACGTGGGAGAATTCCCCCAACTAATCGTACAATGTTCTCGCCATCTTTATATGTGTAAGACTCGTGTGAATTCTTAACTGCTTTACCTGCGGTTTTGCCAAATGCTAATGCCATATTTAACTTTCTTCGTATTTAAACGATATTTCAGTGGGTGTTATTTTTAGTAACGGATTGTATTTAATTGAATCATACTTTATATCAGGAAAGTATGAGGTTTGTAGAGATTTATACTTATACTGTTTATATAAGTTCCAGTCTCTACGAGCAGCTAATTTAACGTATTGTACTTTGTATAAAATGTCAGCGTTATCAGTAAATAGCGGCCCTGGAGATAATAGGAAACTATTTCCTGTTAAAGACACTTTGCTAGGTTTTACTTTAGAATATCGGGTAGGTAAGCGCTTGGAGTAGTGATACCACAGCATACCAATAAACTTTATAGAGTCGTTACATGACTGCTCCTCAAGTGTACTTAAGTTGAAAAATAAAACCATAACTGCCTTGGAATATATATTATATCAAAATTGGATGCACAGGTCAAGTAGAATTTTTTACACCCCTACCACGTCCCAGCCCTTGCGTTGATAGAAAGCTAGGCGATCATTATTCTGCTTTCGGTCACTCGGGCCACTAAAGTGCATATCTATCACTAAAGGGTTGAGCTTGTCATCATGCTTACGCTGTATTCGACCAATAATTTGTTCTAGTAAACTATCGTTGGCAATTGGCGCAGCTAAGATTACGCAGGAGAGTATATTTACTGATATACCTTCGGAGAAGATTTGTCGGCTACCAGCAATGCAACTTTTCTCCCCAATTTCAACTTGTCGTATAAGATCGGTACGTTCCTCAAAGGTTGTACCGCCAGTAATGCACACACACGTTTCACCAATTTGTTCTCCTACTTTTTGTAAAAACTCAACTCGGTCTGCAATAATCAGGACTTTGTGTCCACGGTCTATTTCTATACGAGCAATTGCTGCAATAAAATTCTGATAGTCTGGGTCGTATAAGAGGAGGTTTATCTTCTTTACCCAAGGTTCCCCAGCTGCTAAGGCCACGCCAGTTCTAACAACTTTCACTGAGGGTGTAAGTGTATTCTCTTGCGGAGGTTGAAACAGTTTAGGGCCAAAAAAGTCACGAAATAGGATGTGTTTACCATCCTTGCGCTTC